GCATCGTTTAGGGTTAGCATTAGTTGTTGTCTTCCGTTAGGTCGGCACACTCTAGGCAAGTTGCCGTTCCGTCAATGAATGTTAGTTCTGTGTCTTGTGTGTCGCAAGTGTCGCAAGTTCCGAACATTGTTTTTCTTTCTCTCGATTTGTTTGGGCTAAGTTACCCTAAACCGCTACGGCCTAAGCCGTAACGGAATAGCAAAACTTAGATTCTTGGGAGCGTGTGTAACTTTGCAAAAACTTGGTTTAGGTTATCAAGTTCGTTTTGCGAATAATAGTCGCCGTTTGCTTTACGAGATTCTAGTTCCTCGCAACGCAAGGCAATGGCAAAAATCAAGTCACCGACTTGAATGGGGGTTAGGTTCAACATTTGCTTTCCTTTGTTTGATTTGGGCTAACTTGCCCCGAATGGCAACGGCCAAAAAATAGGCCATTGCCAAACGGCATTAGTTAGAAAATCTGAAAGTCCACTTTTGAGTTTTGAAAGAACGATGAGGCGAAAGCGGACAACTCCGAAGAGGCCTTGCTTTGCTACAAATCAACTATTGCACACTCCAAATAAAAGCACAACTCCAAACCGCCTAATCGGCGTGTTGCCCTTTGTTTACAAGGGTTCAAAGAGATTTTTTTATTCGGGATAGGTTCGCTTTTTATGGGCTCGGCACACCCACGCAAAATTTCAAAACTTTTGGAAATGTTTTCACACCTACAATATGGTAAGATATATATATGTCAGAAATAATCGTATCCCTCTCCGGCCTTGGTCAGTTCACTCTAAGCCTTGACCTAGTAGACCAGCCTGAACCAAGTGACTTAGACCAGTCAGAAGTGTGGCGTGCTACGTTCTGTGACAAGCAGTCAGATGACTGCGAGGTAGTCTACTTTGAGATGGGTGAGGACTATGAGATGTGGGACCTCATTGACGAGGCTATTCAAACATATCGGATGGAATAACTTTACACATCAAACTGATATGTAAAAATTTTTTGCATAATTTTTCAAAACTTTTGGAGGACCAAATGGCCCGTGGACTAACCGACCCTATCGAAACAGAACAAGACAACAATTCCGAAGGCTATCTTTCCCCTAAGGAAGAACGAGCAATGCTTTATGAAATGCAGGAAGTTCTGCAAGAGCTCATCCGCAAGCATAATGAGCTATATGATAAGTATGACAAGATGGATGATAAGCTAACTACCCTTCGTGTTGAGAATGAGGCTCTGAAGCTGGTATGGCAGAAGGGGCTCTAATGAGTTCCGCTAACAACCAACTACAAGCCTTCCGGGGCTCATCAGTCCTAGATGACTTGCTACTCAAGGCTGCCGCTGATGGTCGTTCTCCAATGGAGATGGAGCGACTGTCAGGTATTCCAGCGGCTCAGGCTGTGCAGCACGTTAAGCAGTTGCTAGAGAGCCGTGACGTATGGACCGAGCACCAGCAGCGTCAGCTTCTGCTAAATGAACTACATGAACTAAAGGATAGCCTCCGCGAGCAAGCGTTGAAGGCCAAGGATTTGGACTCAGCCCGTTTGCTGTTGAAATCCCTAGAGGTAATCGGCAAGAGGCTTGACTCACAGCAGCAGACGCTGGATGAGAACGTAATCAAACTATCTAACTACCAGCAGTCAGTTTTGCTGCGTGCTATGAATACGGCGTTGGATTTTGCTAAGAAGCAACTAGCAGAGCGATACCCTAACATCTCACATACTGAGCTTGATGAGCTAGTAGCTGATGGTCTTGTGCAGGCTAAATATGAGATTATGGCTGATGAGGATGATTCTAGCCTATGATTGACGGTGTTCTAGATGCAGTAATTGCTGATATTCGGGCAAGGTCCAAGAAGAGCGAATACCTTACCGACATTAAGTTGTGGGCTAGTGAAGTGCTTGGTAAGACTCTATGGTCGAAGCAGGAAGAAATTGCGCGAAGCATTGTTGAGAATACCCACACTGCAGTTGTGAGCTGTAACGGTGCTGGTAAGTCGGGACTTGCTGGTATTGTGGCAGTGTGGTGGGTAGCTGTGCATGACCCAAATGAGGTTGCGGTTATTTGTTCTGCGCCTACCTACGTGCAGATTGCTCGAGTATTGTTCAAGGAGATTCAGGATAACTTTAACCTAGCCAAGCAGCATGGTGTTGTGCTTCCGGGATATATAACTCAGGCACAGGAGTGGAAGCTAGATGATGGAACTGTTATGGCTTGGGGTCGTAGACCAGCTGATAAAGACCTAGTTAGCTCCTTTCAGGGTATTCACAGACGTTATGTTCTGGTAATCCTAGATGAGGCTGGTGGTATCCCAGAGGATTTGTATACCGCTACTGAAGCCGTTACTAACACTGAAGGTGCTAGGGTTCTAGCAATTGGTAACCCTGACTCCAGAGGAACACCGTTCCACAAGATTTTCCGCGAAGACCCAACATGGCACAAGATTAAGATTAGTGCCTTTGATACGCCTAACTTTACTGGTGAGGATATCCCAGAGGGCTTGAAGCCACTGCTGATTCAGCCTGCATGGGTTGAACGTCAGAAGATTTCATGGGGCGTAGATAGTGCTAGATATAAGAGTAAGATTCTAGCTGAGTTCCCAGATGAAGCAGATAACACATTCTTCTCGCAATCAGCTATTGACCGCGGTGTAGATACCGATATCCAAGAAGACTACAACCTTAATGCTGTGCTTGGCGTGGACTTGGCACGTTTCGGTGAGGATGATTCGGTAGTTTACATCAATCGCTTTGGCCGATGCCGTAAGCTTGAGACTTGGACCAAGGCTACCTCGATTGAGTCAGCTAACCGTATTCATAAGCTGGCTATTGAGCATGGCGTGAGCGAAGTGCGTATTGACGCATCGGGTCTTGGTGGTCCGATTGTGGACCAAGTGGTAATGCTGGCTCAGGATAGATACATTGTTATCTCAATGCTAGGTTCCGCTGCATCGCCTGATAACACTCGCTGGCTCAATGCTCGTGCCTTTAACTTTGATAGCCTGCGTGAACAGATGCTAGATGGCAAGATTGACCTTGACCCAGATGATAAGGTCCTTATGGATGAAATGCTGATGATTCAGTATAAGTTCTCCGCTAAGGGTTCGATTCAGATTGAGAGCAAGGATGACATGAGAAACCGTGGCGTAAAGTCCCCAGACAGCCTTGATGCGCTGGTATATGCCGCTGCTGACCTATCACACATCATAAATAGCCCATTTGCTGGTCAAAAGCATGGTGACATTGTGCCATTTGATGAGAGTCTTGTAAATGATTATGACCCATTCCTCAGCTCTTGGACTTGGTAAATAGCAAGATAATATAGTTTTATAACGTTTTGAGAACGTTTCAGGAGCTTTTGAGAAGGAATTATGACTGAATTTAACGAGGAACTACAGGCCCAAATAGCAGAGAATGAGTTTCTCCGTGAGTCTTATTCAAGCATGGCTCAGGCTATTCTTGCCTTTGATGACGCTGGATGGAACACTGCTAACGCAGGTGGCTCTGGCGATGGCTTTACTTTGCAGGAACTGCAGGATGCAGCGAAGCGTATTCGTGAAAGCACCGAGGGTAACCCACTGCTAAAGCGTGGTTGCGGTCTTCGTACTAGCTATATCTTTGGTCGTGGCGTGTCATTTGCTGACCAGCCACCTCGTATCCAGAAGTTCATTCAGGACCCACGTAACCAAGAAGTGCTGTTTTCTCCTGAGGCACAGACTGTAAATGAGCGTGCAAACTTCACTGATGGTCAGTTCTTCCTACTTGCTAACATAGCAACCAAGCAGTTCCAGCGTATTCCTTTCGCTGAAATCACTGCTGTTGTGACTGACCCTGATGATGCAGAGCGTGTTCGCTATATCCGCAGAACTTGGACCAACAAGATTCAGGAACTATCCTCTGGTGCAGCCAAAGAAACCATTAAGCAGGTTTGGTATCCAGTAGATACCTATACTCCTGAGAATGGCCGCTATGTTGCATCTATTCAGGGCAACCCTGTGGATGTGAAGTTCCGTATGTTCAACTTCCACGTGAACCGCAGAAGCGGTCAGGTGTGGGGTGTGCCAGATGCTTTCCCTGCTCTTCCTTGGGCACACGCATACAACGAGTATCTAAAGGATGGCTCTCGTATGCTGAAGGCTTTGTCTATGTTTGCATGGCAGCTAAAGAGCAAGACCAAGGCTGGAGCAACTAACGCAGCTGCTGCTATTGCTACCCCAAAAACTGCTGGCTCTGTTGCAGTTACTGGAAGCGACATGGAACTTAGTTCAATGCCTCGTGGTAACTCAATCAACCTAACCGATGGTAGACCACTTGGTTCAATGGTTGCATCTGCCCTTGAGGTATCTGTTGTTGCTTTGCTATCTGACCCCGGAACCTCCGGTGCGTATGGAACTGCACAGACGCTAGATGTTCCTACTGTGAAGGCGATGGAATCTCGTCAGCAGTCATGGGTTCTATTCTACAAGCGAGTAATGATGTTCTTTGGAGCAAAGACTGATGCCCTAGAGGTTAACTTCCCTAAGATTGAGACTGAGCCAAGCCAGCGTTTGACTCAGGCACTTGCTCTAGCATATGAGGGCAAGGCTATCTGGCAGGATGAATACCGTGCAGCAATTATTGAAACTCTTGACGTTCCTCGCCTACACCTTGAGCCACCTCCAGTTGATGGTGCTGCTGCCGCAGGCAATGCTCAAAGCAATGTTCCAGCGCAGGGAAACTCAGGCGCAGTAGGCTCAATGCAAAGCAACACTAATGCAACTGCAAAGCAGGATGCTAAACCTGTAGCATAATACATACGTGTGCTATAATAGTGTATAACAAGATAACTTATTGGAGAATTTATGACTGTTTCCCTAAATGAGTCCTTTGCCTTTAGCGCAACTGGCTCTGGTAAAAAGTGGAGCGTAAAAGTTATCGAATCCGGATGGGGTTCGTCTGGCTATTACCCAGCAGCAATGCTGGAGGAGTTTGGACCACAGGTATTCAAGAAGGGCACTAAGGTGTTCATGAATCACCCATCTGTGAATGAAGAGAGCGATAGACCAGAGCGTGATGTAAATCAGCTCGCTGGTAAGCTCGTTTCTGATGCCAAGTTCGATGGCACTGGCCTTGTTGCCGAAGTTGAATTTTACTCACACTTTGCCCCAATCATCAAAGAGATGGCTGGGGATGTAGGTTTGTCTATCCGCGCATTGGGCGAGTCCCGTGTTGGAGAGGCAGAGGGCCGTCAGGGTCCAATCATCGAAGCACTGGTGGCAGACCCACTGACGAGCGTAGATGTTGTAACTGTAGCCGGAGCAGGTGGCAAATTCTTGTCTTTGCTTGAGAGCTACACTAGAAAAGACGAAGAAGCCTCTGTGCTCTCGGAGTCTGTATCGGAAGGAAACGAAATGACTATCACCAAGGATGAGTTTGACGCAGCTATTGCTGACGTTAAGGCAACCTTCGCTGAAGCTTTCGGCCCTCTGTCGGAATCTGTGAAGGTTCTTGTAGAGTCTGCAACCCCTGCTGAGACCGATGAGGCTGCTGAAGAAGCTGCTGAAGAGGTTGCTGCTGTGGACCCTGTAGAAGTTGCTGAGAAGTTCAACGAATCTGGTCTACCAAAGATTTCGCTAAAGCGCGTAGCTGAGGCAATGAAGTCGGAGACCAACACCAAGACTGTTGACGAGCTAATCGCAGACGAGAAGGCATATGTCTCGGCTGTAAGCGAGTCGGCTAACAAGGCTGTAGCTACTGACACCACTGGTGTTATCAGCGAAGCCAACACCACCAATCTAGCTGATGAGTTCAACTCCGTTGTAACTCGCATCGCTGGCAACAAGTAAAGGAAAAGTAAATGGCTCTTAACGAGATTTACAAGAACGCCGATGAGCTAGTTCTTCCTGTAGCAAGCACCGTAAAATCCGGTGACATGGTTCAGGTAGGTCAGCTAGTTGGTTTGGCACAGAAAGACGCATACGCTGGCGAGAACGGTAGCTACTACACCACTCTAAAGTTCAATGGCGTTGTAAAGCTATCCACCCTAGTAGCAGTAACTGTTGGCGCAGCGGTTTACATTACTTCGGCTGGAGTAATCAACGTTACCGCTTCCGGTAACAAGTTCATTGGACACGCAGTTACTGCAAAGTCTACCACCACCGCAGGCGACATTTATGTTCGTCTCGTATCGGCTGCAGCGTAAGGATAAAGCAAATGACCGAAAATATCACTTCACGCCACATTGAGGCTGCTAAGGTTCTTGAGGGTGCACTTCGCGGTGACCGCATGGACAAGCTCAAGCTTCAGGAAGGTATCAGCACCTCTGACCTACCTGTGCAGCTTACCCCAACCATCAACAAGATTCTTCTTGAGAACTACGCAACTGCTCCAAAGGTTTGGAACTCGTTTGCAACCAAGATGGTTCTTGATGACTTCCGCGCACAGCCTTTCCTAAACCTCAAGTACGAGGATGACGGCAAGGACAACGGCGGAGACACCTTCCGCGATGGTTCGCTACCAACCGTAGGCGAGTACGATGAGTACCCAACTGCTGGCTGGTTCTCGACCACCGAAAGCTCGATGCAGCTAAAGAAGTCGGGTCAGCGTATCCGCTTCAGCTGGGAAGCTATCGTTAACGATGGCAACATCGGCCTACTAGAGCGTCTACCTATCGAGCTTGGCCTAAAGGCTGCTGGTAAGGAAGACGAAGAAGTTACCAAGCAGCTAGTTTCGACCACTGGTCTAAACGCTACCAACTTCAACTCGACCAACGGCAACCTGTTCAACTTTGCACTTACTCTAGAGAACCTAGAGCTTGCAATTCAGGCAGCTAACACTCAGGTATACAACGGCAAGACCATCACCCCTGTGTCTCGCTTTGCCTTGGTTATCCCAGCAGCTCTTGAGCTTACTGCACGCAAGATTCTTGCTGTTCAGTCCGTTCAGACTGACGTAACCTCTGGTGATATCGCAACCCGTACCATCACTGGTAACCCAATTGGTTCGCAGGTTGAGATTGTTGTAAACCCTTGGATTAAGACCATCAACAGCGCAGCTGACGCTTACTGGTTCCTTATCCCAGTTCCAAGCGCAACCATGAACCCATCGGTAGCCCTAGGCTTCCTCCGTGGATACGAGGCTCCTGAGCTTCGCATCAAGATGAACGGTGGAACCTTCCTAGGTGGCGGTGACGTTCCTGCTCGTGATGGTTCGTTCGACAACGATGACTTCGAGATGCGAATCCGTCACATCGCAACTGGTGGCTTCATTGTTCCAGCCGGAACCATCGCTTCACGCGGTGGCGCAAGCTAAGCACAAACCAACTGAGAACCCCTGCCCACTTTCGGGTGGGGGTTTTCTTTTAGGAAAGGAAATCATGGCAGCACGCAAAGTAGTTCGCAAGCACAAGGATACAAAAAAGGACTCTGCTAAGAGCAATAAAGAAAAGAAGCACAGCAAGAGTCATAAAAAAGATTCTAGTCGCAGATAGCAAGAATCCCTCACCTTCGGGTGGGGGATTTGCTTTTGCGTCAGGACAATGGTATAATAATAGACCACTCAAAATTACAAGGAGGAACATTATTGTTTTCATTTAAACTTTCAGATGAATTCGTTGCGGAATACCGCACTAGAAAAGCGCCATTCGGTTATGCAGATGTTGCAGGCAACTCGGTAGGAGAAATTACCTTCCTACGCACTTACAGCCGTATCAAGGAAGACGGAACCAAGGAAACTTGGGCAGACGTTTGTGAGCGTGTTACCAATGGAACCTACTCGCTTCAAAAGGATTACGCAAAGCAGCAGCGACTACCTTGGTCCGATGCTAAGGCACAGGCTTCTGCTCGTGAGTTCTACGACAGACTATTTGACCTGAAGTGGACACCACCGGGCCGTGGCTTGTGGGTAATGGGCACTAACATTGTAAATGAGCAGAAGAACTCTGCAGCTTTGCAGAATTGTGCTTTTGTATCTACCAATGAAATGACTAAAGCTAATCCAGCAAAGCCATTTGCTTTCCTTATGGAAGCATCTATGCTTGGTGTTGGAGTTGGCTTTGATGATAAGGGCGCTGACAAGGGCTTTGACATCTATGAGCCAAGCAATCCAAATGAGTATGTAATTCCAGATACCCGTGAGGGCTGGGCTGAATCTACTGCTGCTCTAATCAATTCATTCTTGAAGCCAAACCAGCCTAACTGGGACTTCAACTATGACCAAGTTCGACCATATGGTGTTCCAATCAAGACCTTTGGAGGAACTGCCTCTGGTCCTGAACCACTGATGAAGCTGCACAACGGTATCCGAGCTATCTTCTGTGGCCGCAAAGGTGAAAA